CGCCATAATCGAGGAACAATTTGCCTGCTTTTATGACTACTTTGTCGATCTGTACTTGCTTAATTGCCATGTTCGGCCTCCTTAAATGTGAAAAATGCGGCCAGAGTATGATTGCCGCGTGCAAATAAGTTCTATTTCAGGGTCATTCACTGGCTGTTGATCGTCGTAGTAAATTACTGCATATGCTTTTGAAAGCGGCAGTACCTTACCATCAAGTCCAGCTCTTACAAGATCACATTTTGCTTCTGTATCTGCATATTGGCCTTGTTCATCCCGTGCCCAAAAGTCAATAGTTGTTGAAAATTCCGTTACATTATCGTCATTTGACGGAAAGCGAAAGGCAGAAACAACGCAAAGCGGGAGCGTAGATAGCTGCTCTTCGGTAATTGGATAAATTGCATCGTCGTAATATGAAGATGGATCCATTTCCGCCATAGCGCCCATGAATGTTTTAATAAAATCTGAAGAATCAAACATTGTCTTCGCTCTCCTCCTCTCCTGCAATTCTTGCCAGCGTTGAACCAATCAATGTGTTGATGTCTCCGCCTTTTTCGTAATTGGATGTTGCCATCTTATCCGAGAGCTCTTTGTAATATTTCTGGGCCGCGTCCTTTATGGCTCCCGAATTTGAATTTGCCGCATTCTTGAGCATGTGAAACGCTTTTGATCCAGGATGATTTACATAGCGTCCAAAACAAAGATTCTTTGCTTTGTTTCCAAGAGTTTTCTTGCCTGTAAGTCTCGTTAATTTTCCCCTGGTGCTTTTTCTTCCATAATTGATTTCATGAGCCTTTGTACCATTTTCAAGAATTGCGGTAAGTTGCCAAGGTATCGGCTTCCCTTTTTTCTTCAGCTGAGATTTTGACCAAACGCCAACGGTTGACTTGAAGTTATTTGTTGTTCCCTTAACTTTTCCCGTTTTAACACCGTAAGCCTTCTTTGTTCTTCCTGTCGAAGAGGGAGTATTCTCTGATGCAGCTTTCGCAATAGTCTTTGCCGCCGTTCTTATTGTGGCTCTTTCGGCGGCTTTTAAGGCTTTCTTGAAAGCATCGCTATTATCAATAAACTTTGTCGTTCCGCTCATCGCGCCACCGTCTCTCCAACCAGGACAATCATCTTCTTAGGTGCTTTCGAAGCCCTGACAATGCGGTACCTTTCTCCTTCAAAGTCCATCCCTATACAGGTTTTACGGTCATATTCCGATTCCCTTACCTTGATTCGCACATCCGGTCTCACTCCGGCTTGTGCCGCTGCGTATGTCTCTGTTATTCCGACGGTTTCGACTATGCAAGGAACCTCCGGTCCGGGTATGATATTGGTAATTTGCTTCCTCGACAATGCGTCCGTTCCCATTGTTCCTGTTAAAAACTGTACAACGCTTGTAAATGCCATTATGTCACCGCCTCCGTCATGTAACCCGTAGACAGCGAAAGCGCGGTTTTCATTGAGTTGAAAGATTCTGCCAGCCTTGCAGCTTCATTTTCATCTTCAGCAAAATTCGAATGTACATATACACTTATGGCTTGCGTTACAAGAACGTTTGACTCGTTAGCGACGATGTTAGAAGACACCCCGACTCGAATGAGCTCGAGCCGGGATGCCTCTATCAATCTGGTTACTTGAGAGTCGAAATACGCGGCCGTAATGCCAGAATCCTTCTTTATTTCTTTTAAAAAATCAGCTGATACGGCCATTTCTTAGCCCTCCTTATTAGGCAGTAGCTTTTGCAAGCTTAACGAATGCCTCGCCGATAGCTACCTTTGAATCAAAAGCAGCAGCAACAAGATAGTCAAAGCTGTTTGTGTGAATATCAAAATCGGAAACGATATTGACGTTCTCAGAGAGGTTTCCGGCGATTCCCTGCTTGAAGTTTCCGAGGTATGCTTCGTGGAGCGTAACACGATCGTCGAGCATTACTTCATAACCGTAGATGAAGTAAACACCGTTTACTTCCTTCACCAAGTCATGCTTTGCGTTGTCCTGGAGCTCCATAATGTCAGAGAAGAGGGTCTTCTTGGACATGAGGAATTTGGCTCCTGCATCATATCCGCCCGGAAGCAGCCCGATCATGGTCCTGATGTTTGTTGCGCTTGTTGCACTTGCAAGAGCAACGGTAACGGAGTTTGTTGCATCCCATGTCTGCGCCGTGGCCACGCCCTGCGGTTCGGAGGAACCTGTGCCGGAGACAAGATATCCACTGATACACTTTGCAGCTTTGCGAGCAAGCATGTCAGTAAGCCATCCCTCAAATGCCGGTATTGACATCGTAGATACAGACTTAGAGATAGTCACAAGCTTATTGATTTCATAGCCGTTAAGAGTAATCTTAACCAGCGTGTCATCAGATGCATTGATCGTAGCGCCTTCTGTGTGCTTTGCCGCATCAGCAGTTACACCTTCCATTACAAATGTTACATTTCCTGCAACCTGCAGGAGTGTAATCTCGGCCAGAAGCGGGGCGTACTGCTGGATCTTGGTAAGGATCATGTTTGCTGTCTGTGTCGGAATAGCGTTTCCGACCGAACCGGATACGGTTGTCATGGCGCGCTCTTCCATGGCACTCAATTCCTTGCCCTGCAAACGCTTGAGGTAAGCGTTTCTGTACTCCGGTGCAGCAATCGGGCTATCGTCAGCAAGAACATTGTTTCTCTGCTGCGGCTGTCCGTTTTCAATTGATTCCCCTGCTCCAGCAGCAATTTCTCCAAGCAGTTTCTGACGCTTTTCCGCAGCTTCGGTGCAAGCCTTTTCCTGTGCTTTAAGGCTTCTCATTTCTGTTTCGATGGCAGTAAGTCTTTCTGCCGTAATGGATTCGTCCTTGAGCTCTTCTGTGAGTGATGCAAGCTTTGATCTGATTTCTTTAAGATTCATAATGATTTTTCCTCCTCATATTTCTGCTAATAGTTCGAGTCTCTTAATCGTGTTTTTGCGCGTCTGATAATCCTTCAGCTCTTGTGCAAAACTCCCTTGCTCAAGAGACCGCGCATCGATGGATGTGTCCGGGTTTGCCGGTATAGATACTGCTGATACGTCATAAATTTTTCTGACGTGCAGAATCTTTCGGGTCGTGGTCTTGGTTGCTTCGTCATCCGTCCATTGGCTCTTATCAACAATAAAAGCCCACGACATCCGAGTGACGAGACCGTTTTTGATTTCTTCAAACATGTCCTTTGCCGCATTTGATTTAGATAGATCAGCGGCAATTAATAGCCCTGAAGGTTCAACCTCAAGAGTCAAGGTGTTGTTTGTCTGTCTTGCGAGGACTTTACCGGCGTGGTCGTACTGCATAATGACGTCGCTCATATCGGTCCCTGCGAACGCGTTGCGGTCAACCATCTCGTAGTACTTCCATGTGCCGTCATCCCATAGCAAGTACGGCTTATCAAAGGTCGTTGCATACCCCTCAACGTAAAAATCCGATTCAATACGCTTCTGCGCCTGACTCGGATTTAATAAATTGACAAGTGATCTGTATTCACGTTCTTGCGGTTTCAATGGCATATTAACTGTCCTCCCCTGTTTTGTTTCCGGGTAATACCGGTAATGATGCAGGCGGATCCGCAGTAGGAACATTCACAGCTGCGTCTTTACCTAAAAGCGAAACTTCCTGGTATTCCTTGCGGATGTATCTTTTGTCTCCTCCTTCAACCGGCGGCATGTTAAACACTTCCAGGCCTTGATTGGTCGTAATAAATCCACGGTCAAACAATGTCTGAACGATATTTACCTTTGTAGCATTAGATGCATACTGCAAACGGTTTGCTTCAAAAAAGACACTGTTTCCCATTGCCTTTTCTCGGTCTGAAAAAAGCATATTGGTAATTACTAATCCTGTCTGGAGTCCCCAAGGTTCAAGCTTTCCTTCATAGAAGGCATTCCATTGCTCTTCGGTATATGAGTTTGTCAGAATCGCCTCGTTTACTCCAAAATATTCATAGGCATTGTGTCTGATTTCCTGCATCTGCGGAGCGTTAACAAGGAATGGCTTTGAATCGACTTGCTTAACATCTGCATACTTGTTATCAAATAAGAGCACACCTGTGCCGTTGTTTGACAAATTCTCTTTGGCAAATCTCTCCCGTTCTTTGGTAATATCATCAGGCTGCAGCATGCTTGCTATCTTTGCCAGGAATCGTATTGCCGATGAGCTTGCTACTCCGTTTTCAATAGCCTGGCGTTGCGCATCAATCAGTTTTAGTGTTCCGTCAAAAGGTTGGTTGGAATCTCCGTAAAAATCACTGGAATAATAGTGGTTTCTTAGATGTCCAACCTTTGCATACTCAATTGCCTGCATGTTCCCGTTTATGTTTGCAGCCAAATACAATTGCCCCTGCTCTTTTTTGATCTCTGATGATGTTGCCCGTACTGGCCAGAAACCTACCACACTGCCTAAACTGTCTTCAATTGGAAAAATGAAAGCATTATTTTCAACATCCGTGATGGTAGAAAGCTTGTACAGGAAATTGTATGTGTCCTGTATTGGGTTTGGCTTAAACTGCAGGGTTCTCTCCAAATTTTTATATGCGGACCCTGATATCCTTGGCTTAAATTTTGCTCGGTTCCTTGCAATAGCATCAACGCAGGCTCGCGTAAGATCCATTTCAAAAATCCCACCCGCTAATGAGCGGAACTGTGGCTGGTAACCTGTAAACATCTGAAAATATTGGTCAACGTTTTGTGCAGCCTTGCGCAGTTCCTTATTGGTTTTGCGCTTTTCAGATTTTTCAAAGAAAAACGGCATTCGTTTACCTCCTTTGCATATTTGTATAATCGTCAAGATGCCTCTTTAAAACAACATATGCGTCAATCAGACTAACTGTTCCATCTATGCGCATTTTTGAATGCCTGCCCTTGACTGGTCTAATATTGTCGTTTTCGTCTCGCTTAATTTCCGTGTTTGTTAAGCACCATACCAATATTGGATTTTCGTTATGAATAACATTCTTACTCGTAAAGTCAGCGGCCAGCTCTTTCATGGGCGCAGACATCGTTTGCGCTCCCTGTCTGACCTCTTCCATCGCAAAGCCGTTGTTCTTCATGTCGTCAATCCAGTACTTTGAACCCCACGGGTCAAATCCTACCCATAGCGGATATATTTTGTATTTGTCTCGCATTTCCTTGAACCATGCCGTTACATCTTCGAGAGAAACCTTTGGACCCTGACAGTATCTAACCAACCCTCTCTTTTCCCATATGTCATACGGCACTTTATCGTCTTTGATTTTCTTTTCTACACAGTCCTCCGGTATAAAGTACATTTGGATAACGTAATATTTGCCGTTCTTTCCGATCAGCAAGGTTGCACATGTCAGATCAGTAGTGCTCGATAGATCGGCGCCTCCTACCGCATAACTTCCGGCAATATCCTTTATGTCGAACTTTACTTTGTTTCCGACTTCTTCGAATGTTAACCAGGATCCCGAAGAACTCTGTCTCATGTTGAAGTCTTTAGTTAATACTCCCGCTAATTTTCTCGGAGATCTCTTTGCAGCCTCAACGATTTGCTCCAAATAACTTGTTTTTTTGATTGTTCCCAACCCGGGATTTGCTTTAATCCAACAATCCGGGAGTCTCCATTCTTCAATGCTGTCAAGTTCATAAAGCAGAGGTAAAAACTCATCGTCCCGGTAACCCTCTTGCCACTCTGCAACTTTTACTGCGTAGTCATACCGCTCATCGTATATAGATTCACGGACTGTTCCTGCTGTTGTTGTCATTAGCAATAATGGTTGCTCTCTGGCCGACATGGATTGTTCCATTTGCTCATAGAGTTCCATTGTCTTGATAGCGTGAAGCTCGTCTATTCCAACGGCATGAGAGTTAAGACCATCAAGCGTGTCGGCATCCGAGGCCAAAGGTTCAAACTTGCTGAAGGTGGCAACAAATTCCAGATCAGTACGATGCTTTTTAATCATCGATGCCAGCTCCGGAGATTGCCGGATCATGTTTCTGGCTTCATTAAAAATGATTTTTGCCTGGTCCTTTTTGGTAGCGACTGAATATATCTCAGCGCCACCCTCACCATCTGCGATAAACATGTAAAGTAAAATTGCCGCCGCAAATGTTGACTTGCCATTCTTTCTTGCCATTAAAAAAAGAACCTTGCGGAATCTTCTCTTCCCGGTTCTCTTATTTAAAAATCCGAATATAACGGCAATGGCTGCCTTTTGGAATAAATCAAGTTTTACCGGCTGTCCCATCCATTTGCCTTTAGAATGGTGACAAAATGTCTCAATAAAATCAATTACGTACTGTCCATGTTCGAGTGAATAGGTCCATTTCCCTGTCTTTTTGCGAGATTCCGAATAGAGCCTCTCGTATACCATCCGAACATGACGGGACACCTTGATTTTCCCGCACTTGATTTTCTCCCAGTACTCAGCTAACCAGTCTTTTCTCTGCAGTTGACTGCAATTCTTTCTGATTTTCTCATTCACTTGTTCCCTGGCCTTTTCTGCATAAACTCAAAAAGCGCTTTCGCCTCCGGAGACTCTTTTTCCTCTTCTGGCAGCATCCTCAGCAGTAGTTCCATCGTCTGTGTATACCGCTGCATCATGGCAATATGGGTATCTACATTCGGATTTTTCTTCATTCCGAATTGGTTTTCACCGTTTTTATATTTTTCGGTATATCCCTGCCCGTCAATGAGTGTTTCCAGGTCTTCTATGGTTGTTGCGAGCCAAGCCGCCCTTTCTATTGTGTTCTCAGCCAAAGATTTTTTATCTTCAGGTAAATTGTTAAAAATCGCTGTAAGTTTCTGCAAATAACTGTAAATTCTATCTGGTTTTGTGGCTAAAAGCTCCTTTTGTTTATCCTTAGGCCTTGCCATACCACACCCCCCCTCGTGCGTGCGAGCCGGATTCTACGTAAGTTCATAGCGCGGTTTATTAAAATTGAGCCTGTTTTATTTGATGGGGGGAGTCAACATAATGTTTCCTGCCTCATCAAACTTCAATCCATTTGCAGTTGGCGCCAATCCTTCGTGCTCTATCGCATGGCACGTACGGCACAGAGCTTCTAAGTTATTCCAGTTCAGTGTTATGTTGGGATCGTTGATGTTATGCCTGGTCAACCAAATCTTGTGGTGCACTATCTCAGCCGGCCGTGTACAACGCTCACACATCCCATACTTGCTGGACATGTATGCATTGCGTGTCTGTATCCAAGACTTGCTTAGATAAAACCAGCGTGCCCATTCCTTCATGGTTGCTTCCCCTTCCGTTTCTCCTTTGCCTTCTTGCGTTGTTTCCTGCACCCAGACCACCAAGGACATACAACCTTTATGTGTTCCCGTCCATGCTCTTGATACCGCTCTACAACTTCTGCCCATTCACAGTGCTCGCACTTGTCCATTTGCTTTTCCTCGTTGACATAGAAAAACCCCGGTGGCTGGTATAACCATCGGGGCCAAACAGGAGGTGTGTATGTAAATCGTTCACGATGTCATAATATCACTTCGTAGTGTGACATTGTGTGCCATCTTCTTCCCGATGATCAGCATTCCATCGTCCATATATCGGTACACTTGCCGCCTGCTGTATACATAGTCATGTGCTATTACTGCGGCTGACTGGCCAATGACAAATCTCTTGTACAGCATACCGCCCTTTATTCCGTCCACGAGATTAATCAGCCTCTCAACATACTCACAGATCCCCTCCGCCTGGATGATCATGTTGCCGTACTCTCTCCTAAGGTCTGCAGCATTAGACAGCATCATTTCGATGCCTTTGGGATCAGCCTGTGACTGGACGCAGATCTCCCTCGGCGGGCGTGATACCGAGTTGATACGCGACTCAAGATGCAGGATGCGGTCCCTCTTGTCTTCTATCTCCCGCTTTTTGCTCTGGTATTTTTCGAGCTCTCTTCGTGCCGCCATGATATACCCGATTTCTGCCTGTGTTCGATTGTTGTAGATGATCGTTCTTTCTCGCATTGCTCTGCTCCTTCTTCGTTTTATTCTCCTTTGCCTTGCGCATTTTGGCGTAGACATATGCTCCTGCTACGTGCTCAGATCTCTTGACTGTTATGTCCAGGATGTTGCATGCCGGGAACTTTGCAGCGAAGATCTTCCCTGCCTGCTCTTCCATCTGTAATGCAATTCTCTCTACCTGCCGGACCGTGACCTTGTGGTCTGCAATTGTTTCGATCGGTTCAACCAAGTTCTTGGATCCCGCCCAGCGCTTGCGTCCCTTCGGGTCCTTTAACATGTATCGGCCCAGGGCTTCAAAGCCGTACTCATCCGGTTGCAATCTGTCGCAGTTTGACCGGCCTTTTGTCCAGAGCTGTTGTGCAACATCCCTGTCCATTCCTGACAAGATCACATGCTGATGAATTCTCTTTGCCGGCTTCCCTGATTCTCCGTCATCGAATTCAATGACATAGACATACTTCAGATCAGTCATGCCGTTCTTCCTGCGATAATCTCTGACTCTCCGAATGTAGTTCTGCATGTCTCTCCTGGCCTGATTCAGATCCGGAGCATCTCCGGCATAGGTCATATGGCAAGCCACGTCTTTCTCGTCAAAATTACAATTGATCTTCCGGATCAATCTCTTTTTGGCATTTCTATCATTTACGGCTTTTTGCGCTGAAGGCGTTTTATACTCGGCTGCTTTTTTCACTTCGGCACTATGCTTCCAGATTGGGTAAATCTCACACTCGACAACCTGGCCCGAGGTAATGGTTTTTGTGCGGTATCGCAGGACGTCATCATGGCGAAGGAGATCAGCAATCGAGATCTGGTTCTCTGCGTCAAAAAGGCATTCATAATCTCGGCTGCTATATCCTCTTCTTCCCCCGGCCATGATGATCTCCTTTCCGTTGATCTGTTAATACCCATTACAAGCCCGTTAAAGGAGATGGCTCGCATCTCCTCAATTTTTTATGATAATAACCGTGTACCAATTCGAGATATTTTGTATATATAAGGTATATAAAGAGCCGCCTGTTATGACGGCTGCGTTTATACCCTCTTGGCGCTTTACGTTGCCTTTGATATCCTTGTTCCTTGAGGTCTCATGACAACGCCCTGCTTGATTAAATGATTTCTGATTGCTGTAGCGGAGAATCCTGTCTCTTGGGCAATCTGTTCGACCGTGAGTCCGTCCCAATATTTGACGATAAAATTTTTGATATCTGCTCTTCCAATTATTTTGCGCATCTGCTCACCTCACAATTCTCAGTTCGATCAATGTATTTGATTGCATTAATTACCACCAATTAAAAACAATTTCGGGGCGCATCCCGACAAATACGCGTGTTCTACCTCCGGGATTACGAGGTCTTTGACTGTCTGCCCGTTCGGCAAAACAATGTTGGCCAAGAACTCTTCTTCAAATACGGATATTCCCGATTCAACTGCCTCAAGCTTAGCCTTAACTACTAAATCCAACGCTCGCCACCGCTGCCGGCAAGCCTGCTCCCAAGCTTCCTGCTGGCTTGAAATAACACGGATTTTTCCGGTTGGCGTCAATTTATAGTCGGTTATACTTGGAAGCG